ACTTTTTTAAAAGTAGATCCAGCAAGTGGTAAGTTAAATAACATTTGATCAAACTCTGGTTCATACTCTTTCATATTAACCATGAGCTGATAGTTCATATAATCTTTAACTCGGTTTGCTTGTTGTTCAATAGCTTGAGTAGTTTTACCAATTACTTGTGTTCTGACTGGACCACTTGCTGGTAATAATTCTTTATAAGCTAAAGCTTGAAACTGAGTAACAGATTCTGCTAGCACTGGATGAGTAGCACCTGAAGCACCTTGAAAAGGTTCGGCACGATTCTCATATTTAAAACCAAGTAGGTCTAAGCCTTTAGTATAAGAGTCTTCCCAATCTTTCCTGCTTGATTGCGCATCACTGTGTTGTTCAATTAAATCTGAACTAATGTCCATTAGTTCATCATCATCAATAAATTCTGCTAAGTTTGCTTCGTGATTTTCACTACCTTCCATGGCAGCTGCTGCTGGATCAAAATCTACTTCTGCTCCACCATCTTCCATCATCTCGACATTTATTTTTTCTGAGTCTTGTGAAATTATTTCTTCTGGAGTTGCAATCTCTACATTTTCACCTAGAAGTATTTCAGTTTGTGGTCCGTTTTGATCTTTATCTATAGCCATTAGTAATATGTCCTTTGTTGCTGTGGCAATGGCTCATCCTCATAGTCATCAGGATGATCGACAAAGCCACCTTGTCTAAACCTCATTACGGCTTGAGTCATACTATCCACTAAGTCATCGTGTTCACCTAATGGAAATGCAGCGCATTCCTCAATAACCTCTTCTGCAAACTTGGTATCTGGTGCCCACACCATTCCCGCTTCAAAAAGCGGTGCAACCGCGTTTACTCTAGTATGCTTATCATTTCCACGACTAGGTGTAAAGTTAATAACTGGTATACCTAGCTTACGCATTTCATACGTTAAAGGCAAGCCTGAAGCTTTAGCTTCCACGATCACTGTTTCTGGCTTCCAATAGTCATATTGTTCTTTGGCCACGCGCCGTAGTTCGGGGAACTCGTATCTATCTTTAATCATATCAAGCAAGATAATATTAGCTGGGTCTCCTTCATTTGGGTGAAATATACCCCAAGTAGTAATGGCACTATAATCGGCAGTTTCTTTTTTCATAAACGCCGTATCGTAACTTTGTATTACATGTACTAACGGAGGCATTTCATCTTTTTCCCACACATTCCACCACTCCCGTTTAATCAAACTTCCTTCAGCTGCAGTTGGATTCTGCTGGTATTGAGCATTCCATTTTAGTATACTTACCGATGCTTTCACTGCTAACAACTCTTCTAACTTCCAATAACCCGGCCACACCGGTTTCCCGCTTGGCAAGATTGCCGGGAATTCAATTACTTCCCATTGGTCTGCTTTTGGTTCTTTTTGTGCACGTTGCAATTTACCTGTTAGATCAGCAACGTTCCAACGTGTCATCACCACTATTATCCTGCCACCAGGTTGCAGCCTTTGCCGCGGCCCAGAAGTATACCACTCATATACCCGATCGTAACTGGCCATGTTCATTGCGTCCTGTTCCGAATGTGGGTCATCAATAATAAGTAAATCCGCACCACGGCCCGTGATACTTCCACCAACACCAGCGGCATAATATTCACCACCTTGATCAGTTTCCCACTTACCAGCAGCTTTAGAATCTTCACGCAATCTAGTATTGAATACTTGTTTATATTCATCTTGCTCCATTAATGTCTTAGCTTTACGACCAAACCTCACGGCTAACTCAGCGTTGTTCGTGGCTTGGATTATTTTTAAATCTGGTTTGTTGCCAATCATCCATGCTGGTAAATAGTTACTCGCAAATTCTGATTTGGTATGACGGGGTGCCATATTAATAATTAATCTTTTTAAGTCACCCTTAGCTACGCGGTTAAATTTCTCCGCCATAATCTTGTGATGTTCACCTTCAATAAATTCTGGCCACATGTGTTTTACAAAACTTAAGAAGTCATCGCGGATCGCTTGCTCTTTCTTTTTATCTGTTAAAAGTAAAGCCGAGGTAAGGTATTCTTTTCTAGCGTCTATAGGTAATTTAGCTATTTGTTCTGGTGTTAGCATTTGAAAAAAATTTTATAAAAAATTTTGCACTTTCTTGTTTTTTTAAAGTGAAAATGAATATAGCTCATATATATGCATAGATCAAACTATATATAACACTATTAGGTTCCCTACCTGACAAAAGGGGGATGGGGGGGCCCTTGATCAATCAACCTCAGCAATCGACATGGTACCTCTATCCTTACCCGCCCCCGCCGCCACCGCAAGATATTAGTAAATGGGTGGGCCATTTAGGACACACACAAGATGTAGTACCCCGCCCTCTTGCCACCGCAAGATGTAGTAGGGTGGGCATTATAGGACACACAAGATGTTGTATGTATCAGGCTGAGGCACACTAGATGTTGTGTCAATAAAAAAACGACACAAATAAAAAAAGTTATCCACAGTGTCTTTTATGTCACCTACATTTAGTAGTACATAGCTCACAAGGATACAGGATATAGAACTTGGTGTGGATAAGTTTTTTTTAATTAAATGTCTTTTTATATTGTATTTTATTTTAATTTATATACTTTAATTATATTAACTAACTAACAGAAAGAATAACAATGATTAAATGTAAAAGATGTGAAGATAATATTACAGTTGATTATATTGCACTAGGCACGATTAACGAGCCAGTATGCATGGACTGTATCGACCAAGACGAACAAGCACAACTAGACTTCGAACAGTCAGAAAGAAACCTTGAGCAATTCCAAGACGCACAAGGGGAAATGGCTTTAGAAGATTGTATAAAAATAGAAGGGGGTTATTAATATGTACCTATTAATCAAAGCAAGAAAGTATGACAGCGATATCATTACAGATGATTATGATGTTGAGTTATGGGCTAAAGATAGAGCCGATATAGAACAAATGAAAACTCTAAAGGAACTAGAAAGCAAAGTAAAAGGCTTTAACTTTAGTACTTTTAAAATCGTTGAGTTAGATAGTTAATAAATCAACAAGCGAGGGGGCAACCCCTCGCACCATTAGAGAGGATAAAACAATGAGCATACAATTATTTTACGGGGTTATATTTGTTGCCTTAGTATTTTTAGTAATACTAGGGATAAGAGATTTAATCAGAGTTATAACGGGGGGCGATAATTTATGAAGTATACATGGGAAGAATTTGAAGTATATAAAGAAGCTACCTACTGGTCAAATGAAACTGTCTATAATTTAATAGATGACCCCGAACAAGGGAGCTTCAACAAGGAACAAGTTGTAGAATTAATAAAATATGGGAGCACAGATTAAATATGACTATAACAAATAAAACTAGAATAGAAGCACTAAAAGAAGCTAGTATTTCTGTTGCTTGTTGTTTAGATGAAGTTAGTGAAGTCACGCAAAGTGATTTAGAACATATTCAACTACAATTATGTATCTTAGAAAACTATGAAGATGAAGCAGAGATTAGAAAAAGAAAATGTGTGCGTACTATGCGGTTTTTCCGCAATAGGATGCTTCACAAGCAACAATATTAAGATATTACCAACAAAAACCATAAAGAAAGGATAACTACTTATGGCTAAATCAATGACTAAATACCAACTCGAACACTTCGAGAATAAAGTAATGAGGCAATTCCGCCCTTACATAGAAGAACAAGAATTGATAGTTAAACAATTCAGGACAGAGGCTATAGATCAAGCGGTTGCGGGTCTGTCCAAAAAGATGGGTGCTGATAAGATACTCAAGAACTTCAGAGATGCAGAAAAGGCATTAGCTGATGCGAGGGCAACGGCTTTAACTTTCTTTGCAAAGAAAAAACCTAAAGAAGAAGAGCTTCACTATAAGCTAAGCCCTACTAGGTCGAACAGATATGACAATGATCTTTCTGTTTCAGACTGTGAAGATCAACTTAGGGAATGGGCTTCGAGCCTTGCTGATCGAGCAATTGAGAAGCGACCAGAGGGGAAGAAGTTGAAGCAATTAAAAGACGCAAAGCAACAAGCGATTGATACTGTTATGGAAGCAGGATGCCCTGAAGAATTAATTAAACAACTGGGTATTGTGTCACAATGTATTGGGTTAACTTGGAATAAAGAAGTGAAACCAATAGCTATCGAGTAGATAGCTTAGACGACTTGAGAGGCATGGTAGTTATATCTGTAAGACCTACTCAAGCACAAAATTTTTTTATTTTTGGTGATTGCTAGGGCACAGGTCACAAGTTTATTTTTACCCGCCCCCGCCGCCACCGCAAGAATATTATGGGTGGGCACCTCAGGACACATACAAGATGTAGTATGTATCAGCTTGATATATACAAGATGTAGGTCAAGAAAAAAATATAAAAAACTGTGGATAACTTTTAAAAAAATAAAAAAAAGAGTTGTTATTTATATTAAAATAAAATAATATTTATTTATTAATAACGAGAAAGGAATACTATAATGAAAAAATGGAAATCATATATAAGAGACTCAGAGGCGGCGTTTGATAACGCTACTTCTCAAGGCTTTGATTTTAAAGATACACATATGTATATGTATACTACGCCTCAAGGCTTCGATATGTTCAAAAACATTCTAACCCGTCTTTCAACACCAGTAGCCCTAGATGAGTAAGCAGCAGCGGCCCTTCGGGGCCGCGCCGCTCGGATCGCGGGACTTCTACGAGAAGCCAAACCCGTATTGGATCGACCGCGCCGCCGCCGCCCGCGCCGCGCCGAAGAAAAGGCCACAGGTCACAAGCAGGTTGACAAATAAAAATTAATATATATTATAAATTAATATATTTAGAAGGGATAAACACATGCAAAAACTACTCGGTATCAATACCAATTACAAAACGATTAAATCTGAAAAAGTGGGCGTACTCACTGGCATCATTTACATGGCGCCGTATAACTTAAGCGGGAAAAATGTTTGCCCTGGCGCATCCGCTGGTTGTGCTGCTGCTTGTCTCAATACCGCGGGGCGTGGTGCTATGAATGTTGTGCAAGCAGCGCGGCTCAAGAAGACGAATAGATTCTGGGATAATCGCGAACAATTTTTATTTGATCTGGCTGGCGAAATTAGCAAGCTTAGACGCCAAGCAAAAGCTAAGGGCCTGAAGGCTGCCGTAAGACTTAACGGCACCAGCGATTTACCATATGAACGTTACAAGGTTGGCGACACTGGAAAAAATATCATGCAGCTGTTTCCCGATGTACAATTTTACGACTACACAAAATTAGAGAATAGAATTGTAAATAAAACGTTACCCGCTAACTATCACCTAACTTTTTCACGTGCTGAAGATAACGACCATAAACTGGACGATGTGCTAAAACATACTAGCGCGGCGGTGGTATTTGGTGGCGAGCTACCGACCACGTGGCGCGGTTACCCTGTTATTGATGGGGACGAACACGACGCACGGTTTACTGACGCGGGCCCTGGTGTGATTATTGGGTTAACCGCTAAAGGCAAAGCCCGCCACGATACGAGCGGCTTTGTAATACCGTCAGAATTATTGAATTGATGCGGGGTCTTATCCTTTCTTCCGCAATTGGTCCGAGCCCTAACTCTACGAGAGTTAGGGTTCAAGGCCACAGGTCACATGCTAAGTCACAGGTCACAGGTCACATGCCCGCCCCCGCCGCCACCGCAAGAATATGTATATGGGTGGGCCCATCAGGGCACAAGATGTAGTATGTATCGACGTGATAGACACTAGATGTTGTGTCAAGAATAAAAAAAGTTATCCACAGATTATTTTAAAATGAAAAGTTATCCACAGAAATCTTGTAAATTAATATATAACCTTTGACCGGGGCACACGGCGCGTGTACACTGGTTTTATACATAATAGAAAGGATAACAAATGACAAAACTAGAACACGCACTAACTCGAGCGGAATGGCTGCAGGAAAACGACAAGCAGCTTCGATCCATGTACGAGCTGCAGGACACTATCGTGGACGCGATGGAAGCCTTTTACTGGGACATGTATGCAAACCAAGGCAAAGCGTTCAGCTACAAGGCAGAATCAAATGAATTTGGTATGCTGATGGGTAACATGGCACACTCTCTACGCAAGCAGCGTGAGGCGCGGTCCCGCATAAACTGGAGCGATTAACGAACCGGGGGCTACGGCCCCCGATCCGTCACTCAGATTTTTTTAATAGAGAGGTCTCAAGCTCGGACCAGGAAGCAAGCGCAAGGCCGCATGCTGCGGGAGGAGAGGTTGCAAGCTCCAGGGCACACGCACCGGGGACCAGGATAA